ACAATGTTTGTTTCAAAATTATCTAACTTGGTCATTAATTGGACCAAAGTTAATTCAGGAAAATCAGGAGATATTAATCCTTTCGCCTTATATTCACTATAAACTTCAACAATTTTTTGGTACCCTCTTTCAGTAACCAATTGTGTTGCCACCGCACTTTTTCCATCGGGTTGATTTGCGGTACTTACTTTACCTTGAGCCGCCTCAGTTTTACCTTGTGACTCAACACTTTTGGCTGTTGATTGAGTCGATACTGGCGATTGAACAACGTCAAATATTTGAGAATACATGTGTGGTGTTGCCAATAAATGACCCATGGCAATTTCATTTAATACGTTGAATTTGTATCCTTGAAATTTCAAACTTACTTGGTAATTTCCGCTAAATGAATTGAATCTAGCGCTGAAATTTTGCAAATTAAGTTGGTACCTAATTGCTTGTCCATAGTACCCTTTAAGTGTTAAATAAAATGGGGGATAAGGTAGATTAAAAAATGCGGCATATGGTGAGTTGTTCCCCAATTGAAACAACGCTTTACCTTGAACATCTTCTAACTCCATAGTTACCGTTGGAATAAACGATGAGTTTGTAGTAACATTAATTTGAGTAATCCCCAATAACCCGTTGTCCACAACATTTTTCATGTCAGCAGGCATTTCAACAACATAAGGTTTTGTCCCGTCCTTAGGTGCAACCGCCTTATTAAGCATTTGATTTTCTCCTTTGAACTCCGTAGTATTCTCACCCGTTAATTCATCGTAGTAACCTGTTCCTAAATAAGTGTTTTTTGTTGGCTTTAAGAAATTCATTTTAGCAACAGAGATTGTTCTCTGTCTGTCTTCGGGACTCGCTCCAACTGCCAATTTTGTACGAGGAAGTAATTCGGCTTCCAAGTTGGCATACATTACCAAGTTTTCGTGGTCAACCAATCTTTCTTTTATTTTACCGAAGGCATCAATCGTCTTATTAGGGTCAACTACAATAAGATTATTGTAATCAAACTCTACTAAAATGTTACCACTATTGTCTCCTTGTAAGTTACCTGCCATAATAATAGAAATGGTTTTCTAACGCCGCCTTATAATCCTGTAAAGATGGTAACAGCGGAAATGGAATAATCAATACTGCTCCGTCATATATATTATTTTCGAGACCTCCAAATTGTGGATTAGCCTGTAAAATCAACCAATTGAAGTATGGGGAGTTGTAATATTCTTGAGAAACTCTGTCTAATCTACTCATCGCAACTTTATATATATACGCCTTGTCAGTTGTCTTTTGAGGTAACTGCACAAAAGGAACTACGGTCTGTTCTCCGTTTATTAAAAAGTCACTATATCTATTCCAATATTGATATGCCATTAGTTAAGTTTTGCTTTAGATATATACGCACCTGTCGAATTTCCATTAGTATCATTCCAAGTGTTATTATTGGTATTTTGATTAGTGGTTGCACCCAAACCTTTAATCATATTTTCTTGGGATTTCTTAACAGCTTCTACAGCCCCGTTTTCGGTTGTGTAAGTAAACTCCCTTGTTTTTTTAGTATCAAATGGTGTATAAACTAAGAAATTTTTTAACTTAGTTTTTTCAAGATTTTCTATGAATGACTTTGTTATATTATTCTCCTCTAAGAAAATTGGTTTTGCAATTGTAATCCAATAGTCATCAAATACTTTTTCTATGTCATCGAATCCATTTCCAATGATTGATTTATTATTAATAATATTACCAATTATTGCAGTTTTAAATGTTTGATATTTTTTTTCATCTAAAACATCATCAGAAACTATCATATAAGTTCTTCTGAAAACATTGTTTTCAAATTTTGCATTTGTACTAAATGGTTTAAAAACTTGGTCAACAGTTACCGCTTTTGATATTCCATTATCCGCAGTTTCGAATACCAAGACACCTTCATATGCTTTACTGTTTCCAGGATAAATAAATTTAGTGTTGGACGATATTGCGGCATTAAACGCGGTTATTCCACTTTGTACTATTTTAACATCATTAATCAATTCAACTAATGTATTGGCAGCTCCATTTGAACCTGTACTTACTTTAGATGTTCCCAAAGTTACATAAACTCTTGCAGGTCCTGATTTTGCTTGGTACCCATCTGTACCTGTATTTGTTGTTCCCGCGTATGAAATAAGATTAACTCTAGCAAGAGTTTGTAAATAACTTTGTTCAATATTAGTTAAATCTTGTGTAATTTTAGTAACCGCACTTTGGAATGAACTTCTTTTATTTTTAACAAAATTAAAATAGTTTTCTCTAACCGTTCCCGTTAGTCTTGGCGAAAAGTTTCTAATTGGTGCAGATATAAATTGAAGGAATTCTTCCGTTCCATTTTTTATGTTGTCTTCTAACGCTCCAAATATTTGGTCAAATCTTTTTTCAACGTTATTTGGTTTACCAAATAAAATAACTTTTGGAGTATCTACATTTAAGTTTCCTTGAGTATACGCTCTTTCTAACATCCATTGTTGTCTAACCGCGTTATTATATTGATTCACTGTTTCTTTCGTTTTGTTCACAACGTTTGTAAAATACGTTTGTGTTTCGGTTACAAATTTAGCCATAAAATTACCATAACTAATTGTACCTGTCTCACCGCTTGCAGTGACAACATTCGTTAAAGTTGTTCCAACAGTACTATTATTGTCTTGTCCACTGTTTGGTGATGCTTGGTTGGCGGTTGGTGGAGCTGGTGGTGTATCCATAGCAAAAAATTCATTGTCAAGAACTTCCAAGAATTTTTCTTGGGCTGTGACATCCGCTCTGTCGTCCCAAATTTCAGCATTAGCGTAGTAATTAAACGTTAATGCATTTTGTAGTTTGTCAACCGCACTTTTCAGTCCACTTCCTCCAACAAAATTAAACGCCATTGTGACGTTTGCAATCATTGGTTGAATACCAATACCCTCAGGATTGATGTCCAATTGTTCATATGTTAAATTCAGTGAAGTAGGAATAATTTTTGTATTATAGAAATCACCTACTCTTAACACTAAAACTGGTGGTGCACCAAATGCAGTATTTGTGGCATTATTGTATTGTACCTGTTGTGTTCCTCCAATATCTTTTATTGTTGGAATTGTATCTCCAGGTCTCATACATTGATTTAAGAATGTTAATCTATTATTCAAACCTTCTGGTGTCGTTGAATGGAATGCTGGTTGGAAAAACTTCAACTTTTCTTTTAAATTGTCGTACACCATAGGTGTTTCTTCTTTAATTGTTTCGAAGTAGTCACACTCTGAAAGTAATGCTCTTAATACAAACTTAGTTATATTGTCTCTTCGTTCCCATTGTCTTGTAGTCTCTTGTGTCGTCACTGTTTCAGTTACAACATTACCAACTAATACATCAGTATATTGTGCTGGTGGTGTGGTTGAAGGAACGGTTTTTCCAACTAGTTTGTTTTCTATATTTGAAATGTAGGCTCTTCTACACGCCATTGCATTGGTTGTAAAAATCTCATTAGTCCCTACTTGAGTATCTCCCCCTTGAGCTTTGACATCTTTGTCCGTACAGTTTACCGTTGCACCTGGCTTGAATTCTTTTGTTCCTGCATCATATTGTAATACTTGCGCATTTTCACCTAAAGCGCTTTCTTTAACCAAGATTAGTTTTTGTGGTGATGACTTAACAAATTCTGCGGTGACAGGACTATCCGTAAAATATTTTATTGCGGCCGCAATTCTTCTGTTTGCCAATTCAACATTATAACTTTGACTTGCGGGTGCAGAACAGCTTGCATTAAAATACAATGTTAAAGAACCTGATTCACTTTGAGTGATTTGTTCTTTAATTTTAATTGCTAATTCAGCCATTCTATTATAGTTAGCCTCAACAACATTTGCAAAAAATGAAGATGTTTGTTCGGACGTTGATGGTGACTTTGTTTTATAATATGTTTTATTTGAGTCTGATGTATATCTATTATATTCCGCGGTATAATTTATTGTTGTGTTTGGTTTTGGGTAATCGTTACCATAATAAAAAGCGGTTTGTTTATACTTTTCAAATGGGTTTTCAGGTGTATTTCCTGCTGTTGTTTGTCCTTGTCCACCGGCAACACCTGTTTGAATTGTGTTGATAGTATACTGCATTTGTTCCTTTGTCATTTGTTTGCTTGTAATTGCTTCTTGAAGCAAGTACAAATCGCCAGGAGGAACATTATAATATTTTTTGGCTAAAGCGTATAAGTCATACTTTAAACATCCGGCAAAGAATGAATCTAAAAGACCATCTATTCTTGCCTTGTTCGTTTCATTATTTAAAATTTTATTAACAATAACATTTAACACTGATGGGTGGTCTACAACTATCTTCCAAGATAATGAACCACTTCTCGATGTGTTTTTATATGTGTAAATTGGTTCTGGTCTACCAAGAAAATCTGATGTGTTCCAGTTAGCAGATACAGACTCGGTAAAAGTTAAACCATATGGCGCAAACCACATAATTCTACCACCATTAGGTCCTCTCTCACAAACGGCTAAGTCGGAAACCGTAAATCCTGGCGTACTTGAAGTTCTCCAAGCTAAGTTCTCTAATGAGAACATGTATTTCTTAGCATAAGCATTTGTACCTGTACCAATAAGGTTTGTTGAGGCTTGTCCTCCTTCTTGTTTGTTCGGATACATATTAAGATTATATGTCTTATCCAAAACTGAATCAGAGAATCTTCTACCCTCTGTAGTTATACCGTCTGTTTTTTGTAAATCATTATATTGTAAGTATGGAATGTCTTTAGCAAAAACTCTACAATATTCAGTACCAACTTCTTGTCCAATATCCCCAACATAAGTAAGTACTCTTGAACCCTTAGTCATTTCTGTATATCCGTCGTTGAATACTTTACTAACTTGGTCAATGGCGTTTCCAACGTGTTGTAATCTTTTACCCCCTTGTGGTTGACTATCAACAATTCTTTGGGTCTTATCTAAAATAGAACCTTCTCTAAATGTTCTTTCAGTAGATTCGGTTGAATTATATGACGATGGTCTAAAGTCTTCATCTTCTCTAACGATTACTCCACCAACACCAACTTTCTTTCCAGCATTACCTTTGTATTTTGGTGACACCCATGTGAATCCACCCTCAATACCTCCTCCATTTGAATAGGTTGGACCATTTGCACCCAATCTAATTTCTTGGCTTGGCCCTTCATATAATTGAGCTAACTCAGATGGTCCATAAACAGGTGACTGTTGTTCAATTCCATACTGATTAACAGGGACCTCACCTACAGGTGAAAATACTTGAGATGGGTTTGAAGTAATATTTCCAACATAGAAATTACTATTGTTAGATTGAGTACCTGTTAATACCCCACCAACTCTGTCAACAAAGTTTCTCGGAAAGTTAGGCTTATATTTGTTGTAGTCTATGTTTTTGAATAGTCTTGACCTTTGACCCGCACCCATGTTGTTAAACATGATTTGTGAACCAGTGTCACCACCACCCATAAGTCTGTTAAAAAATCTACCAACACCACTTCTTACAAACGCACTAGACATTTGTTGTATCGAAGTCTGTGGACCAGGATTAACATTTGGGTCAAAATATGAACCAGGTATTGGTGAAACAGGTAATACACTACCAGCAAGTCTTAACGCAAAGTTTGTTGCTGCCAATATTGGGTTAGCGGTCACCGTTATGGTAAAGTTGGGTTCAATCAAAGGAACCACTCCCGTTAAAATATTAACGACATCAGTACCACTATTAATATTTAAAACGTTGGCTCTACCCAAAGTATCCTGTCTAATTTGGGCCGCAATTCTCGCTTCAAACTCTTTTCTTAAGGTTTGTGCACCTAATTTTACAATATACGAATCCTGACTTGCAAATCCGTTACTTCCTGCTGGGTCAGGTGAAAGTAAAATTGATACAGGACTGTACGTTGACGGTACAAATGTTGTTGGGTAAGGTTGGTTGTTATAGTTGTTTGTTGTCTGTGGTTTGTCTACTGAACCGAAGAATTCTGCACTATCCAGCTGTACTTGAGAACCATTAGAATAAACATTCAATGGTTTCCACTTTTGTGATTCAGGTAATGATTGGTTAACGATGTTAGCATCTTGGAATCCGTACTCACCTTCGTTTGACTTACTGTTCATCAACCCACCTGGGTCAGGAACTTGTTCATATCCTCCTTCATTACCATATTGGTTAAGTGGATATAGTTTGTTTGCAAAACTTGGCTCGTCTATTAATTGGTCGGGACTATCTTGTACGGATGTATCTGATTGAACGTATTCTGTATTAAATGGGGGCGTAGGTCTATTAGGAGCCTTACCATAAGGAGTTAAATTCCTTGTGATAAGTTTCTTTCTAAAACCATCTGAGTTTATAAAATCTAAAGGACTTCCCATTAATAACTTTATTAATAAATAGGTTAAGGGTTATTTTTTTATTTAAGGACTAAGCGTTTTTCCAACAGGTGCTTGTGTTGGATTACCTTGTGTCTTAACGTTTGAAATATATTGTTGAACATCGACTGAGTTAAATTTATCAATAAACATTCTTGTAAATTGTTCTCTTTGTTGTGGTGATAAATCTGAAGGTAGATTACTAAAATTAACGTCAATTTTAATTCCTCCACCAAAATCTACCTGTGTTTTACCCCCACCTCCTCCTTGTGCTGCAATTTGTTTTACTTCATTTTGCACTTGTTGGCTTCTGTTTCCTTCAATTAATGAGGATATTGGCCTACTACCATCAGCCTTTTTACCTGTAGATTGGCCAAGTAGTTTGTCATAACCTGCCTTAGCTAATCTTTCTACACCAGTTTTATCTCCAGTTTTATTTCTCGCTGCTTCCATTGCCTCAGTAAGGCTTTTAATTAAACTTTGTTCAATACCTTGCATTTGAGTCCCAACTTTTGTTAAAGCCTTTGCGGCGGCGTCAGTAGTTTTGATGTCACCATTTGACATATCTTTTATAAAATCTTTAAGTGTCCCGAATAATTGAGTCGTTTGGTTTCTCACTTCCTCAGTCGAACTCAGTCTTTTTGAAACTTCTCCTGTACCTGTTGTTGCTACTCGTCTTGCACCCTCAGCACCTTCCAATAATCCTCTCGGAGAAATAACTCCTCCTAACAAAGCACTTCTAATCGCACTCACATCCCCTTTAATAATATCAGAGGTTGTCATTTGAGCTCGAGCAATTTCTTCCAGGTCTTTAGGTCGTGTCTTTTGAGCCTCAATTAACTCATCAAATTCATCTTGATTTAAATTGGCCAATTCTTTCTTAGCACCGTCTTTAAGTTCAACTTCATACTTACCCGATGTACCCATTTTAGCAATATTTGCCAAATATTGTTTATCTTCTTCACTACCAAATTTAAGACCGGCTTTATTTACATCTGTTAATCTTTTATCTAACTCAGCAGCTGCCAACGCCATTTTACTCATCTCTTTAGCGCTAACACCTGTTTGCTGTTCCATTTCTCTCAAGGTTAAAACACCTTGTGGATTAATCTTAAATGTTTTTGTTTTTTCGTCATATTCCGCAAATTGTTTTGCGACATTTGCCAGACTATCTTGTAAACCTTTTGGGTCATTAATAGACTGGTTCATTAACTGGAATGGGTCTGCTAAAGCTCCGGCAGAAACTCCGAGTCTTTGGAATGCGGATGCAACTTCAATTGCACCCTCAGGGCTTAAAACTTTGTCCGCCAATTTAAATGTTTCATTCATATCAAACCTCAACATTGAAGCTTGAGCGGCCATTTTTGTTAGTCCTTGAACCCCACCTTCAAATTGGTAACGATTCATTTGGTCCATGTTAGCCTTTACACTGTCCATTACTTGTTTGGTGTTTCCTCCAATACTTTGAACGTACAATATAGATTTTTCTAACTCAGGTCCTATTTGAGATATTCCGACACCAACATTCTGAAATGATTCAGCCAGTTCTTGGACACTACCACCTAATATTTTGGTGGCAGCAAACAATTGTTCTACATCCTTGCTGTTAGCAACAACATTTCTTCTTGACGCCAACGCGATTTCACTAATCGCTGCTCCAACGTCATTAATATCCCCACCAAGTCTATTAAGAACAGGAGTTGTATCAACAACCGCTGTTTGTAGTTCTGTAATTCTAGACCTACTTTGGCCAAATACGTTATTGATTTCACGCCCCCAAGAACTCATTCTCTCCGTAGCTTCGGCAAAATCAGTAGCATTAATTGTGAACTGTGCTTTCACATCATCAATAAACTGTTCGACTGTGGATTTTTCTGATGCCATCATTTAATAGTGTTAGATATTATATAAATACAAAAGGACTGATTTTTCAGTCCTTTTTATGCTCTTCAACCCATTTATCTAAAAGATATTTTCTCATAAACAATGGCATGTTTAAAAAATCTTGATATGAAACGTTCATTAGAGTACTCAAATAATAGTATTCATCGAGCTGTCCTTTCCTATAATCAGAAGAAAGGACGAAAAAAGTCAACCCCGAAACCAACATTAACTGTCAGTCTTTCTCCTGATGGGGCTATAACAACTCGTTTCATATCCAATCTTGGTTCGTTGTCATCCATAAATGGTCTTATGAATTTAGAATCCGCAATTGGCATTTGTTCAATTAATTTTGCAATCTCTCCTTTATCCGTAGTACCATTAGCTTCAACAATTTCTTTTTGAAGTCTAAGTGTTGCTCTTGGAGCTGTTCTACCTTGTGGATAAGAATTGATTATTTTTTGGTTTTCCAAAATTTCTCCATAACTCATTGGTTTTAGTTTAACCGTTGTTTGTGATTTTGGTAATGTAGTCATGAATGTTCCATCTTCTCCAGGTTGTTGTCCTTGGAGGATATTTAATTCATCTAACATTACTTTTGTTTGGAATGTTTTTTTGGTTGAGGGGTCATTTAGCGTTAGTTCCATTTCAGGTCCGAACGCGGTGTTTCTTAAAAAGATTAAGATTGCCTCAACATCACCTTCTAACATATCTTCGATACGTAAGTCTGGTTCGTAGATTTTTGACCTTAATAAATTTTGGGTCATGTCATCACCACCCGCCAATAATATGTTCTCATCATTTGCGGTCAAATAACCGACCTTGACAGATTTCTTTTTGTTTTTGTAGAATACCCCTTGTGATGGTAGCGGAACTACATCGTGTGGTAAGGAGAAGTTTGATTGTCCGTATTCTTTTGATTGATTATCCATATAAAAAAATTAACCGTAAAGTTTATTGCTTTACGGTTAAATATAATTATTATTAATTTTTTATAAATAGTATTAGTAAACTAACACACATCTGTCCATTCTCAATGTTGCTGCAATAGTCGCTAAAGCATCTGTATTGTATGCTAAACTATTAAAGTTAACATCTGTTAAGAATGTACCATATAAAATCCATTTCTCAACAACAACTCCTGTTGGGTCCAACATTTCAAGGTCAATGTCTTTTTTATAACCCGCAGCGTATCCCATACGACCTGTCACTGATTCAGCGTGTAAACGAACCCACTCCATAAGAGCTTGTGCTGCAGACGGTCCAATTGGGTCTCTGAATACTACGTTAAGTGTTTGCCAGTTGAATCTACCCGCAACATAAGTTGAAGTATTCAAGAATGGTATTTCTGTCGCGGTAATAGTGATGTGGGGTCTAGCCGTAGATTCTACGAACCACTCATTAATTCCTAAGCTTGATGGAAACCTTAAAATGAATCGGTTTTGACGTTTCGGTTCATAAGGAATCGGCATTTTCATCAGTAAATCAGCCATATTATTTAAATTTTGTTTCTATGTTTATAACGATAAATATATCCATTTCAAAAATTTTTCTATTTACTTAAAATTTTAAAAATGGTATTCTTATTTTACTTCCTTTTTAGCTCCTCCAGCAGTAGAATAAGTCTTAACTATATTATCTGGTTTATCTTTAAAATGTTTATTCATTACTTCTACATTTCTTATATCATCATCTGAAAATCCTATTGTAGGTTTTGCTGGTATAAATTTATTACCTATATCATTTTTTAAATAAGCCTTTTTATTTAATACGGCTGACATAGCTTTTATATAATTCACAAAATCATCCATTGCACGAACTTTTGCCTCTTCAGGATTCTGAGCCCCTTTTTCGTCTCCAAAAGAAACGGGGTGGTATTTGTTCAATTCTAAATAAGATTTGATTAACTCTTCGTCACTCATTTCATCTTCATCGACAAACGTCCTGTATTTTTTTAAGTTTTTAACTAGTTGGTCTTTATCAATACCATTAAACCCGTCTATAATATAATTGTAAACCGCTTGTTTTAAAGTATTTGGATTGTGACCTCTAGCTGTAATGATTGAAAAAATAGAACCGTTATTGATTGCTTCTCTAAAGTCATCAAATGCTGGTCCTGTTCTTGCCATCATAGCATCCACTAAAAAATCTTTATCTCCTTCAGTTCTAAAATTTCTAAACGGATTTTCTGCAAATCCAACAATAGTTTGTCCTTTGTAATCAAATGGTTTTTTTCCAATATGATGTCTGTGTTCAGCAAAATCATCTGTCGACATACCCACCTCATCACCGTCTTCAGTTTTAACAATAATTTTTGTTGGCATGTGTACAATATTATCATCCCAATCGAATGCATAATACTTTAAGTCTGGTGAACCTTCTCCTTTAAATCCTTCTGTAATTTTTGTTCTCATGTTTGGCTAAAAAAGGGGGAGATAAACTCCCCCATAATTTTATTAGATATTTTCAAACGAAGCTCCTGTTGGAGTAATGAAGAATTCAATGTCGATGAATTCTAACGCCTTCGTAGGTTTTAAGTAGATTTTACCTGTTAGGGTATTTCTATCTAAGTCTTCAGGTGAAGAAGAAACTGTTACACGGAAATCGTATAAACCTCTGTCTCTTCTGATTGAATCTAAGATAGGATTAACACTATCCAAGAATTGTTGTCTAACGATTTGGTCGTTTTGTTCGAACAATAATCTTACAGCTACAGCTGAAATCAACTTACGAGCTTGAAGTAATAATCTTCTTACGTTCAATCTGTTAAGTGCTGAGTCTGCAACTTGTAATGTTTTGTTACCCCAAATTACAGTACCAACGTCTGCGAAAGTAGCAATTGGGTTGATTCTACCTTGATAAAGAGTATCTCTATCTTCTTGAGTCAACTTACGTCTAGCCTTTACTGAGTTTACAAGACCTCTTGTGTAACCCGCTGATGCGAACCAAGGGAATGCAATGTTGTCAGTCAATGCTAAGTTTCTACAAACTTCACCTGTTGGAGGTAAGTAGATTTGTGTATTGTTTACAGTATCTCTTACTAAAATCCATGGGTAGTAAGTTGCTGTGTAGTTAGAATCAATTCCTGTGTTGTCTAAGTTGTCAACCGCTTCTTGAGGATAGATTACATCAAACTGACTTGTTCCGTCTGGTGTATACATTCTATAGTCAGGAGTTGTTGCGATATAAACTGAGTCAGCTCTTGAGTATTGAACCATATCAATTGCCTCTTCAACAAGGTTTGAGTTATTAACGTAGTCGATACTTGAAGTTGCAAACACGTTAATGTTTGTCGCTTCAGGGTTAGCGAATGTTAATATACCAAGTAAGTAAGCGTAGTAGTCAGTGTTTGCAAAGTCTTGTGTATTGTTTTCAACAACAATTCTCTTAAATAGACCATTACCTGTTGCTGTTGGGTACCTTGTAGATGGATATGCTCCCGCTAAGTAACCTGAAGAACCTAATTGGAATCTATCTTCGTTAGTTCTCCATTCTCTGTATATATCCCATCCATCAAATCCACCAGCAAAACATACTGTGTATTTTCTTGAATAGATAAAGTAGTAAGGGTTTTCTTGTGTTTCTGGGTCAAATCTAAAGTCCGCAACTCCACACTCGAAAGCTGTTTGTCCACTTGTTAATGAACTATTTGAAATTGTAACAACAGTAGCACCTGAGTCCATGTGGAATCCTTTACTTAAGTAATTCCATGGTAATCCTACAACTGCTTCATTTGTCGTCCATCCGTTAGGATTTTGTTTACCTTTATATGTTAAGAATGATTCGTCAATTCCATATTGAGATGAGAAACCTAAATAACTTCTTCTAACAATGTCTCCCGCAGACTCTGTTGTATTCTGACCACCTGTTGATGTTCCAAACGGAGGATTAGAAATAACTTCACCTGGATAGAAGTACTTAGTTTTAAATTTAGGTACAGGAGAAATGTTTGTAACACTTTCATACTCTCTTTGAGTATATCCATAGAATCCACAAGGGATTGCATCTATTGGAGCTTCGTCAGACATTTCAACCATTATGTATTTAGAAATTAATGCATATTCACCATTAGATGTACCAATCTTAACACCAATAAAGTTGTTAGACGCTGGGTCCATATTACAGTTGGTAAACTTTTCAATTACAACAGGATTAGCATCCGTATCGAAGAAACTTCTAACTAAAACATCAAATGTCATATTGTTAAAAGAAATGTTTGCAATTG